AATGGTATCATCCATCCAGAGTTCATGCAGTGTGTTACGGCGACGGGTCGCCTTTCGAGCCGCAATCCTAACTTTCAGAATATGCCACGTGGAAATACCTTCGCTATACGCAAGGTTGTCGAGAGTCGCTTTCCGGGTGGCTTTATACTTGAGGGGGATTACTCGCAACTAGAATTTAGGGTAGCTGGCTTTCTTGCAAAGGATAGCCAAGCGTATGTAGATGTAAGTGAGGGTACAGATGTTCACCAGTATACTGCTAATATTATCGGATGCAGCCGACAAGAAGCAAAGGCACATACCTTCAAACCTCTATACGGCGGCACCACCGGAACAACAGCCCAACAACGCTACTACAGAGCCTTCAAAGAAAAGTATGAAGGAGTTACCCTCTGGCATGACAAGCTCCAGCGAGAGGCCGTTAAAACGAAGCAGATCACCCTTCCAAGTGGTAGGCAGTACGCCTTTCCATCTGCGCGGTGGACAGAGTGGGGTACAGCCACAAACAGGACTGCAATATGCAACTATCCTGTGCAGGGTTTTGCTACCGCTGACTTGCTTCCTACTGCTCTTGTTCGCTTGAGTAAGATGATGAGGGGTAGAGAACTTAAGTCAGTTATTTGTAACACGGTACACGATTCTATTGTGTTGGATGTACACCCTGACGAAAAAGATGCTTGTATCAAACTGTTAGAGTACGCAATGTTATCGCTACCTACAGAGAGCGTAAACCGATACGGAGTTGAATACGACATGCCTGTTGAAATAGAATTAAAGATAGGTAAGAATTGGCTTGACACTGAAGTAGTAAACTTGTAAGATCATTCTACAACCCTGAAATAGGAGCATGAAAAATCATGGAAACAGGAACAGATGTAATGGAACTAGACAACATGGACGCAATCGTTGCAGCATTTAACAGCGACGATGCTGAAGCACTTATGCAAGCAAGTGGGCAGGGCGGTAACTCAAACCGTCAGGTAGGCTTGCCACGAATTAATATCAACTACGATGCAGAGACAGAGGATGGTAAGTCCCTGACTCGTGGCTCGTGGAAGATGTATCTTGATGGCAGGTTTTTGTATGCCGATAAGGTATCAATACGCCCAATCTTACGTACGTTTGAATACAGCCTTTGGGATCAGGAAGCAGGTACTTTTTCCTCTAAGACAGTTCAGAAGACAAGCCTGTCGGGTATGTTCCCAGCAAGTGATGGTGTAAACAAGGCGGGACGATTAACCCGTGATGAAGAAGACAAACTGTCAAAGGATGATCCAGACTATTTAAGGTCACGGGCGGTTGTCTGTAATCAGGTAATCTATGCCAAGATTAGTGGAACATTTAAAGATGCTGATGGTGTAGTTACAGAGATTACCGATCAGCCTATTGTTTCATACTTCAAACGTTCTGGCTATAAGCCTATTGGTGACTTCATCGATAGCTTGGCAAAGCAAAAGAAACTGATGCAGAAGTGTTCTGTTTCGCTGACCACTCACAAGCACAAGAATGGCAGTGTAACGTACTGGACTCCTGTCCCTGCGTTAGAGGGTGAAGTTAGCATCACAGATGAAGACAAGAAGCTAATGACAATGTTCGCTGAAACTGTAAAAGGTCACAATGAAAACGTTATGAATCAGAACCGTGAGGCTATGAAGCTGATCGCTGATGATGATGACGTTGACCTAGCAGCGGATTTTGACAATGCTAACGCTGCTTAAAATACAGGATCACATGAGTAACGCTTTGCGGGGGGAAACTACTGTCTCCCCGCAGGCAGTTAAAGACTTTGCTGAAGAGTGTACTGAAGCAGCAGAGCGACAACTTGTTCGTCAACGGGGTAAGTTCCGTATTCGTATGTCAGGTCTTGGTCGTCCTCTTTGCCAGCAGGTGTTGGAGAAGAAGGGTATCAAGGAAGACATGGAGTACAACACCCTGTTCCGATTTATGTTTGGTGACCTGACAGAATCAATCCTTATGCTTATAATGAAAGAAGCTGGGGTAGATATTGTTGACTACCAACGAGCCGTTCAGTTGCAGGTAGGAGACACACTGGTCAACGGTACTCTTGACGTTATCATTCGTGATGAATTGGGAGTAGAAAAAGTGTGGGATGTTAAGTCAGCAAGTGACTGGGCATTTAACTACAAGTTTACTGGTATGAACGGCGGCTACGACAAACTAAAAGAAGATGACCCCTTTGGCTATGTCATGCAGGGGTTTCTTTATGCGGAAGCTACGGGCTTACCGTTTGGGGGATGGATCGTTGTTAACAAGTCTAGTGGTATGGTGGCTATTGTTGAAGTGCCGGATTGGGCGCAGGATGATAAAGAAGCCTATTTAAAAGATGCAGAGGAACGAGTCAAGTTTCTTACTAACCCTGATGTAGAACCGTTTGTTCCGTTCAAGTCAGAATTTGAAACTTACAAGCGAAGCGGTGAAGTCATACGAACAGGTAACAAAGTTTTACCTAGACAGTGTAACTTGTGCGGGTACAGATCACACTGTTGGCCTGACGCTATTCTTCATGGCAAGGTTACTTCCAAAGCAAAGAACCCGCCGTTGGTGTGGTATGACAAACTTAAAAAGAAAGAAATGTAAAGATGCCGTACCTGTTTGTGAAAGATTATGAGGTAGAACTCATGGAACTAAACAGTGACCTTAGTCATGTGTACATAGAGTCCAGCAATGCCACTGGGGGAGAGCGTAGGGTAACTCGTTTGCGGTTGCACAATAAGGGATTACCCCTAACCCTGATTAATCACTACGGCACAGATGGTCACTTAGTCTCCGACACAGAGGCACGAGACATAAAAAAGGTAGAGACTGATCTACAGCTTATCAGTAGAACGTCATTTTCAGGAGCGTATGTATGTGTGCCGATGCACCCTTTGACAAAAGAACTTACCAACATAGAAAAGTATTCACCCAAACTGGCAGGGTACCTAGAAAAAAGATTAATATCGATAGGGGTAACCTTTTGAATAACAAGGTAAAATACAGGTCTAAGTTTGAGCTTAACTTGGCACGGACTTTAGTATCTAAAAACGTGACATTCTTTTACGAACAAGATAAGTTTGAATACATACCTGCCCCTCGACACTACACTCCCGACTTTTACTTCCCAGAAACAAACATCTATGTGGAAGCTAAAGGCCACCTAGATAAGGGAGACAGAGTGAAGATGGTATTGATGAAGAAACAACATCCCGACTTAGATATCCGGTTTGTTTTTATGAATGCTAAGAATAGGATTTACAAGGGTAGTAAGACAACGTATGCTGCTTGGTGTGCAAGATACAACTTTGAATGGGCTGAAGGGTCTATTCCTATGGAGTGGGTAAAAAAATGACCGACGATGTCGAAATACAAAAACAGGTAGAAATGATGTCCCTTTTACCAGACAGATACTACATCATACTTAAACCTCTTGATGAAGAGAACTTTACCCTGACTGCCTACGATACAACTGATAAAACCTACGAGGATGACTCCGACTACAATCCGGCTATGGTTATACAAGAGGGTATAATGGAAACGATTAGAGAAGACCTTGAAGATGTGTATGATAAGGGTGCGGCATCAATACAGTTTAAACTTGTTGCAGAATCTATGATTGAAGAGGTAGAAGAAGAGTTGAAGAATCAACATGGTAGCAATGTAATTAAAGTTAATTTTGGAAAGAAACAATGAAACACGAAGAATATATGGTGAAAAGAATGAGGGACGATGATGTCGTTAACAAGCCGCCACACTATAATCAAGCAGGTGTCGAGTGCATTGAGGCAATCCAAGCGGCGACAGACAGCGGGTTTGAATACTACCTGCAGGGAAACATCATCAAGTACCTCTGGAGATACCGTTACAAAAACGGAGTTGAAGACCTCAAAAAAGCACAGTGGTACCTGACCAAACTAATCGAAACAAAGGGAGAATAAGAACATGAACAACATGTTACCTACACCATACCAGCAGTTTATTCACAAGTCACGCTATGCTCGTTGGATTGATGGAGAAGAGCGTCGTGAGAATTGGGATGAAACTGTGGATCGTTACATGGACTTTATGCAGAGTCAGGTAGAGGACAAGTGTAACGT